GAATATTTATTAATTTGTACAATATAGAAGAAAAAACAATTGATAAAATTTTTAATTTTATTAATTTTATAAAACATAAAAAAGAAGATTTATTAAAACATGAAGAAATCATAAATATTGCTAAAAAAAATATAAGTATTGAAGTTATTCCTTATGAAAAAAAAATAAATGAAACATATAATGAAATTATATTAGATGATGAATTAAGTGAAAATGATGAACCAAATAATTATTCAAGCTATTTGCATTTTTCAAGTGACGAAGATGAAGATTTAGAAAATAAAATATCACTTAAAAAAAAGAAAATTAAACATAGTGGTAAAAAAGCAAAAATGATTAAATCTATAAAAGATGGGAATCTTAAAAATAGAATAAAAAAAACTGATGAATAATTATTTTTTGATTAATTATTTTTTATTTATCTATTTTTTTAAATTTTTATAATAATTATTATTATTTAATTATTATAAAATTTAAAAAAATGAAAAAAAAACTATTTAAACAGTATTATTATATATATAAATAAGACCAAAATAATCTAATAATGTTAAGCGTAAATTATATTGCACAGTTTTTAGACTGCAATCAATCTGTAATTGAAAAAAATAAATATGATAAAATAAATGATTTTGAACGAAAAATAATTACAATCAGTAAGCCAAAGTTTTATAATCCATTACCAGACTCTTTTGATATATTATTTAATAAAAATATTGAAAATTTTTATTATGATACAAAAATTTATAAAAATAAATCAAATATATACACTTTTTTTAATTCATTGCTCTCAGTTGGAAATGAATATTTTAACTTATTATCAGAAGAAGATAAAGAAAAAGAGATTAAAAATTTTATTAAAAAACTAGACGATGATTTATTTGAAAAAGATTTATACAATAAATTTGAATATACAAAAAATAGGAAATTTAATAAAAGCATGATTCAAGAAGTTTTAAAAATGGCCTATTTTTTTAAGACCAATGAAAATTTTAATTTATTAAAATTATATGTTGCCGATTATTTAGGAATTAATCTTTTTATTTTTAGTGTTGTTGGAAATGTATTAGATTTTAATAATATTGAAAAATATAATACAAAATATTATGAAAATAGATTTAATAAATGTAATCCCACTTTTTTGATTATTTATGAAAATGAATTATACAAACCATTATTGATTAATAATAATGAAAATAGATCAGTTATTTGTTATTCTGAGCACCGTGATTTAGTTAATAATATATTTGATTATTTAAAAATTGATGATAAACCTGAAATAATTCCTGTAGATAAAAAATATAATAATACTGAATTATCTAAATTAAAAGTAGAAGAGATTAAAAAATTATGCATTGAAAATAATATTGATCTTCAAAAAAAATCTGATAAAACTATGAAAATGATTAATAAATTAAAGGCAGAATTATTGTTGGATTTATGTTTAATTGAAAATATTAACATAAATCTAACAATAGAAATTTAATTATATCTTTTTATAAAAACTTTTGTATATTTATTATTTTGATAAATTAAACTTTAAATTTTATTTATATCAATAAATTTATATAAGTAATTTATTGATATAAATATTTATATATACTATAAAAAACCTTTACGTAATATTTATAGTAAAATAAAGTATTCCTCCGGAGGAAGAGATGGTATTATAAGTATAAATTATATCACAAAGTTCAATATTATTTGGTGCTGTAAAATTGCCAAATCCTACTGCATTCAAGCTAGTTGGTTCGCCTATATATATAAGATATTTTCCACTTATAGGTAAAGGGTTGTTGCTAATAACTATAAAATATTCAGTAGTATTATTAAATACTATAGTATTACAAGTTACGGTATGCTGACCAGATCCAAAATATAATGCTTTATATGAACCTTCATAAGTTGCATTAACTGAATAATTTGCAATTGTTAATGCAACTAATATTTGTTATAAGTTTTCCATCTTTATCATAAACAGGAACAGCAGGTGTAAAATTTTTTCTATAACTATTTAATGTTCCACCATTCTTATAATTGGCATCTAAATTTGCTGATTGATAAGTTGCAGAAATGGCATTTTCAACTGTTAGGTTTGTATTTGTTGATAAAATATTATTAAAATCACTATCTAATACATATAAATGAAAAAATTTTGTAACAGTTGGGTCAATTAATTGCAACCGCGCATAAAAATCATTTCTTAGCTGGGTTAAAATATTGAATGCAATAGTGTAATTTTCAGGACTCTTATTTTGAAAATAATTGCTTAAAGCTTTCATGAACTCAGTACTTTATGCCATTGCTAAACCTGCTAAAGGCAATTGACTATTTAATATTAAATCAGTCGAAACGCACATTTTTATTATAATATAATATAATATTATTATTTTCATGAAATTAATAATATTTTAAATATAAAATAAATTATAAACCCATCTATAACAAACATTTAAAAATGTTTATTATTTTCCTCCTCCATACTTGACGACACCGTGTCGATTATCTTTCTTACCATTTGGACGGGAATGTTGCTTGCTTAATACACCACCACCTTCATCCAATGCTTCTTCCTGAAATTCTAAGGAATGTTGATAGCGCTCTATTTCAGCTGTTTCTTTTTCATCTCTCTTTTGTTGCAACAACTTTTCTGCAGCAGATTGTCCGTCACCTTTCCCGGATGTCGATTCCTGCGAAACTCCTGCGCCTTCTATTGCAGAATATTCTTGTGTATTGAAGTACGCGTCAAGAGCTTTATTAGTTCGACTTTCTACACGACGTAATTTCGCGTTATATTCTTCAACTCCAAGTTCTTCAAAAGCCTCTAATGAGGCATCAAAAGTTGAACTATCAGAAGCCTCAGACCCACCTGAATTTGCACGTGCTAAAGTAGCAACTTGTGCATCTGCGGACTCGATAACTGATGCCATTGCAGATTTTTAACCAGAAAACGACAGAAGTTTTTTGTTTTATTAAAGAGCGACCATTATTTATTTATTAATTATTTACCTATCAATTTTTTTTATTTTTTCATTAAAAAAGATTCTAAATTAAATATTAATTTTCTTTTATTTAAAAAGTATTATATATAATATTATAATATATATGGAATTAACTCAAGAAACAATTTCCAAATTAAATAATTTTATAAATGATTCTATTAAAAATGAAAATTATGAATTTGAAGTGCGTTTTTGGGGAAAAAATAAAACAATAACTGAAGATGTTTTTCAAAAAATCTTTCAGAAAATGACTTTTAATAATTTAAACAATGGGTTTGGATTTAAATATGTAATGAAAAATAGTTTAGATATAATATTGAGTAATAAAGGTAATATTGAAAATTCCAGTTTTTTACGAATGAGTATTAATACAGCAGATGAAATAAAAAAATATTGGATAACTGATAGTTTAGATGGTATTAATTATAGCCTACTTGAAAAGGAAAAAATAGATAAAATTGATGATTTTAACTATAATATTAGATATTCATTAAATAATGAATTACAATCTGAAAATATTTTAGAAAAAAATATAAATTTAATAAAATCAAATAATTATGAGAAATTGTTTCGCTTAAAAAATAGATATAGTATAAAAACGGATGATAACTTTTTTTTAATTGAACTGACAAGCGTAAAATCGTCATCAGGAAAAACTTTTAAAGAATCAAATACACTAAAATCGGTCATGAAATATGAAGTTGAAATAGAATTTATTGGAGGAAAAGATGAAGCACTAAACATGGATAGTGATTCAATATTAAAAAAGATGTTAAATTATATTCATATTATTCTTTCTTTAATTCAAAATAATAAATTCTTATTATCAAATAGAATTATAAACAGTGTTATTGATAATTATGCCTCTCTTACAGGAATAAAATATAAAACCCAATTTATTGCAGTAAGTCCAAAGACTATTCATAGATATCATCTTTTAAAAAATCCAAATATTAAAAATATTTTTGGCGGATACGCAGTTACATTAAAAGCCGATGGTGAAAGAAATTTGCTCTATGTTAATAAATCTGATGATAAGGAGTATAATGGCAAAATTTTCCTTTTTAATAATAATTTTGAAGTAATTGATACTGGTTTTAAAGATATTCAACACATTGGAACATTAATTGAAGGAGAATATGTTATTTATCAAGATTCATCAGAATTTCTAATGTATGATCTATTATTTTATAATGGATCTGATGTTAGAAATAGACATTTAGTCAATCTTCAAAAAGATTTTAAAACACCATCGCGATTAGACCTAATTGACAAATTTTTTAAAAGCACAAGTAGGCAAATAATGGAAGGGTTTGACAAAATTGATACAATCTCAATAAAGAAAAAAGCATATCAATATTCAACACGTAATGATGGCACAGATATTTTTCAAAAAATAACTAACATTTGGGAATCAAGAAAATTCCAATCATTCAATACTGACGGTATTATTTTTGTGCCAATTAAGGAATATTATCCTCATAAATTGGGTACATGGGACTCATTATTTAAATGGAAACCGCCCCAATTAAATACTATTGATTTTTTGATGAAAGTTAATAGAGATGACAATGGTCTGGAAATTAAAAGTCCGCAAATAGAATTTACAAAGCGTCCTGACGGTAAAGATGAAACAATATTAAGGCAATACAAAACTATAAAACTATATGTTTCTGGAAGTACTATATTTTTTAATAGTGCAACTAAGCAGAAGCAATCTAAAATTGTCCCAGTTCTCTTTAATCCTTTTGCCAAGAAAAATAAAAATGAAAGTGATAATAATCTTGATTCTTTAGCATCTGAATACAATACATCTAAAATCTTCATTGATGAACATGAAAAAATGTATGCAATTGATCCATTGACAAATGAAAAAGTTGAAATCATAGATGATATTATTGTAGAATTTGGATACAATCATGAAAACCCTGATGGATTTAAATGGGTTCCATATAGGTTTAGAAAAGATAAAACTAATTTATACAAAAATGGAAAGCCAAATTTTGGTAATAATGAATTTGTTGCAAATGATATTTTTAAATCCATAAATAATCCAGTCACTGAAGAGATGATTACGACTGGTAAAGTGCCTATTAGCCAAGATATGGGTCTTGATGGAGTCTCTGTTACAAATAATGTGGAATCCAGTAGCGGTCCCACTTATTATGCTGAATTATCTAAAAATGAAAATATTACTAACGAAAAGCGAGAACGATACTCATATCAAAATTTCCATAATCAATATATTAAATTTCAATTACTCTATTTGTCATCACCATTTTATATTAATAAATTTACAACTGGACAACATGGAAAAATATTGGATCTTTGTTGTGGAAAGGGGGTTGATATAAATAAGATTATAAAAGCTCATTATGCAGAAGTTGTGGGTATGGATATTGATTTAAGCAACGTCCGATACGCAGAAAATTGGTATAAAAAGATGGTACCTTTTCCAAAGCCTAAAGCTTATTATGTGCGCGGTGATTCTGGAAAACTTATTTGGCCAAACCAAGATACGGGATTTACAGATGCCGATAAGCAGAAGACGCGAACATTTATTCCAACAAAATATTATTTTGACACAATTTCGGTGCAATTCTGTTTTCACTATTTTTTTGAAAATGAGATTTCATTGCGGTCAATTATTCAGAATTTTAATGATAACTTGAAAATCGGCGGATATGTATTAGGCACCTGTTTTGATGGAGAGCGCATTTATAAAAGTTTGGAGTCGGTACAATCAATCAGTGGAAAAACTGAAAGTGGAGAAACTATGTGGAAAATCGATAAAAAATACACTAAGACTAAGTTGGCATTTAGTGCTAAAAAACCGGATTTAGGAAAGAAAATTGATGTTTTTGTAAAAACTATTGGAGTTATGCATTCAGAATATTTAGTTAATTTTAATTATGTTGATACTATTATGAATGAATATGGTTTTACAAAAGTAATGGTTAAACCATTTGAAGATTTTTACAATGAATTGATAAAAGAGGAAAATATATTAGATATGCCAGAAAAAGATTTTCAGCGCAACGTGCAAGCTGCTAAAGATATGAGTGAAGATCAAAAGCGTTTCAGTTTCTTAAGCACTGGTTTTATTTATAAAAAAGAGCGTAATTGCGCAGATTCATTATTTAAAAAATTAGTTTTATTAATGGAAAAGAAAGAAAAAGTTTCATCTAAACCGGTAGCAGTGGTTGTTGATCAAGATACAGAAGCATTGATTGAAAATGCTGAAGAAGAATAAAAATAAATAAGACAAAAAATAAATAAAATAAAAAATTAAATAAAAAATTAAATAAAAAATAAATTAAAAATAAAATATTATATATTTTATAATATAGTAATGACAACACATTCTAATCAAATAACATTTTTTTATCAAAATGGAGAACCAATTATAAATAAAGATATTTTTACAATAGTTAATATAAATGGTACTTCTAATGGTAAGGAATATAAAATTATTAGTCAAAATAAAAATGCTAAAACTATAAGATATTCAAATTTAGGACATGAAAACGTAAATATTCAAAATAAAAATTTAAAACGTATAAATAATACAGGTGCTAATATCTTTAATAATCATTTAACAGGATGGTTATTAAAGACTAGAAATTTATCGAATATTATTAAATCTACTTCTATATTAAAAATTTTATCTGATATAAATCAATTTTTAGATTTAAGAAAAAATCTTAATTCTGATTCTATTCGTAGTCTAAATTATGCAATTACAGGATCTTGTGCAATTTTAATTATATTATTTGATGTAATTAAAAAGCATGGAGCTATTATTGAAAAAACTGATTTAGATTTAATAATTCAATATTTTACAAATTTAAAGCCAAATGATTTAGATATATTAATATTTATTCCAGCTAGGGGACCAACTAATCTAATTATGGTTTTGTATCATATTCTACCTAATATCATTATAAATAATCAAATAACTGGAGGTCCAGAAGTTATAACTAAAAAATTTTTGGGTTTCCCAAAAATAGATTTAAAATATGAAGTTGGTAATTTTGAAAAATGTACAATAAATATTGAAGGTTTGAATATTTTAGCTTTGGACAAATTATTAGCAAAATATAGTTATTGGAAACGTGATCGTAATATATTAAAAAAAGAAATTTTCGAAAATTTAATTGTAATTTTAGGTAAATATAATTTATTAGAATATTATTCAAAACCCTCTAATAATGCAAACAACTTCAATTATTAAATTAAAAATAATGAATCAAATAAAATAATAAATATATTTTTATTTATTATTTTATTTTTTATAAAAAAATAATTAAAATTTACTATTAAAAATATATCTCCAAGTATATTCAGCATATCGTCCAGTTTTATGACCTGAATTTAAATCATTACTATCTCCATTTCCTTCACCGTTAGTGTTTGTAATTAACCAGTTATAATAATTTTCATAAAAATTCTTGGAATGTAATAAAATATTATTCTTTGAAACAATAAATTGTGCGCAACATTTTCCTTTCTCAGGTTGAACAGTTTCATAATCTCCAATATTATCTTTCATAATTGTATCCCAAAAATTTTTGAATACTGTATTATTCTTATACAAATCTAAATCCTTGGTAATTTCCATATTATTAAATTCATAATATGTAGATCCTTGATTTTCATATTCTTTTATCCATTCATATATTTTTTCTGTTATTTTTCCAGTATGATGCCAGCTTTCATTTTCATCATGAATAAAAATCATATTTTCAGGTAAATTTTCGTAATTATTTATAATATAAAAAAGGTAACTTAATGCTTCATTTGCTTTATTTGGAACTACTTCATTTTTTTGAATTACCGTCTTATTAATTGCAATTTCATTCAAAAAATTTACATTTTTGTTGTATTTTGCTGAAATTATATGATAATTATTATAACTATTTTCTTGATATTTTTCAATAACATAAATAGAATTTAAAAAAAAAATTAATAAAATGATAGTTATAATAATTAATAAAAAATATATATATTTTTTTTTAAAGAATGAATTATTAAATCTTTTGTTCATTTATTAAAGATATATATATATATTGCAAATATTTTTCTTAGTCAATAAATCTGTTAAAATTTAATTTGTTTAATTATATTATGGTAAATTTGTAAAAAAATAAATGTTCAATAATAATTACTTAAAATGATTTTTAGAAATTGAATTATGAATTTCTATTTAGAAATAGAGCCTAAAGAGGATAATGAATCAATAATTAAAAATAATATAAATTTAAGTTTAATTCATTATTCAAAAAATATTATTTTCAAAAAATATTATGAAATAGTTAGTTTAGAAAAAGAGAAAATTGATAAATTGGAAAATTGTGAAAACTGGGATAAAATAAAAAAAATCGGAAATCCTTATGAACTTATATACACATCTTACAATAAAAAACGAAAAAATGATAGTTATAATAATTAATAAAAAATATATATATTTTT